TTTCTGCATAATGTAGTTAATAGCAGCTTGTCCTTTGATGGCTCTATCATCTACATACGTTCTTTCGAATTGCTCAACAATCTGCTTAGGGAGTTCGGGTTGCTGTTGCTGCTGAGGATTGTTTGGATCCATCTGCTGCTGAAGCTTGGCAATAAACGTAGCTTGTATGTTGGTTAAGAGTGATTGCTTTTTAGCTTCCTCTTTCATCGTAATAGCATCCGCATTCTCTACAACAACTGTGTAGTTCATAGGACGCTTTGACTTCTCCCCAAGTAATAAGTCTATAATTGGTTTGATGATTGGGTAGTTACGTAATTTAGATGGGAAGTTCTCTCTTGTTTTCCCATAAGGCTTCAATACGTACTTATAATCCTGCTCATCAATCTCCCCATTGTAGTAATCATACAGCGTCTTAAGCGTATTTCTGCGTTCAGACAGCCCAAATTTAGATATGTTAATGAATGCATTAACACAATCTTTTCTCCACTGCTCAGACTTCTGGCTTAGTGGGACTCTTTGTTTAGGTATTTTAGCGTATCCGTACATCCTTGCAAAGTTAATAAATTATCTATAATTATTGTCAAACCAGTCATCCAACGCTCTATCGTTTACAATTTCTACAACTTCTTTATTATATAACTCTCGTGTGTGGTACATCACAACCATAAAAGTCATAACTCGTTCAAAGTTTCCCTTATGATTAAACTTGATTAACTCTTCAAGTAACGCTAAGTCATTGATTGTATGAAGATTGAGCATTGTTTCCCCATCTTCATTTGTAGAACGTGGAGACACCAACCAGTCTCGTATATACAACTCCCCTTGACGTTTTCTTTGTTCCGTCATGTGCATCCCATACTGTCTCTTTACAGTTCTAGATCTTAGTTCTTTTTTGTCTAACATCTCGAACTCTTCCTGCAGTCTGTGAAGTTTCCTAAATCTCTTAGCGTATGCTATGAGCTCTCCTCGGTCATTTTCAAATCCAATCTTTGCATTGTAGTACTCCGCAAGCATCATTAGATTTTGATTGTATTCATCCTGTGTCTTTGGACGTCCAACATAAGATGCTACAATAATATCATCTGGTTTAGATAGATTGTTTGGGCGTTTGAATACATATGCAGCTCCTAAAGATTCCCCACTTAATGATGTCCCATGTGCGTACGGGTCATGACCTATAATATATAGGTTTGTGGGCGTTGTATTGTCTTTAGTTCTGAATGGGGGTTCGTATACAACTACTCCACCTTCTATATCGTCTCCCTTTCTATGCGGGAATTTAGTTATAGCTCTTACATCAGGACTTGGGCGAAAAGAAAGCTCAGAACCTTTGTAATATAAGTACCCTGTAATCCCTGATTTATCTAAGTCTCTAGTCTTAACTCTATTGTATTGTTCTTTTAGGGAAGCAACATCGAAGAGATTTGCTGTAGTCTGAAGTGTAGCCTCTTGAGGAGTAAATGGATGCTCAGCAATATATTGATCATAAGATTTTGCATCACTTCCCTTTCTCTTATTTTCTCTTTGAGCTTCCTCAAATGTTATTGCTTTCTCAATTTGTGAGTTTCCTTCATCATCAATAAATCCATCTAAGCTTTCGTAGATAGGAACAAAATAACCACATCTTGTTCCCATTGCTCCTGGATCCCATTCATTTTCAAAACCTAAACAATCATATGCATCTGGGTGATAGAATAATTCATCCATCCCATCAAATCCTACTCCTTCTTCTCCACCCGTTCCAAATGCAATCATTGTCCCAAGAGTCTTAGAACCTTGACGCATCGTAGGCATAGCTACTTCCCAAGCTTTTAGGAGTCCTGAGAAGGAACCAGCTTCCTCAAAGAATACTAACTCTCCTGCCTTACCTCTAAGTTTATCAGGATTGTCTTTCAAGCTAACTCCTAGAATCTGAGATTTCATCCCCAATTCTACGTCAGCCCCGTTTACATTCTTCTTGTACCCAGACTGCTTGTGCATTTCCCTGTCCCTCAATCTCGGTTGAGTCCAAGCTGTATTATCGTCTATGAAGTTTAAGAAGTCCCAAGTCTTAGACAGTAATCCGTCCCCAATTAAGTATTCTTTTTGCTCAGCAAATACGTAGTTCTTAGAGTTACGTATCAGAAAGTAATTACGAGCAAGCATAGACCCAGCTTTGTAAGAATAACCCTTACGTCTAGCTTTCAGAACTACGATATGTTTGTTCTCTCTCCTCGCTCTATCTATTGCGTGAAAGTATTTATAATCCCCATCATAAAATGCTGGGAATGTTCTTTCACGTCGGGAGATCTTAGTCCCATCAAACATTACATCGTCTACAGCTCTGTCAATGGGGCAGAAGTTCAAATAAAAATAGTGATACCCTGTAATTCTTACCTCATCTAATTCATATCCTTCAAGGCATCTCTTAGCCTGCTCATCCCAGTATTCATAATACTCTTTTGTTCCTAGGATTGCGTCTGTGTAGTACCCTTGTTTGAGATATGTATTGGCTGCTTCTGAGAATCTATGTGTATCCTTAAACGGCATTTATTGTGAGTATTTGTTAACTACAACCCCACCTCTATTTGGGTTGTCTTTCTGCTGCTCCTTCTTAACTAAGTCTTCTAACTTACTCAATCCATCTATTACATCTGCAATCTTCCCAAGATTAGCAACTAAGTCTTTAGCTTGGTTTATTGGTCTCCCATTCTGATCTACCATCGTTAGGTCAATTGTCTTGAAGTATTTCTCAAGAGTAGTGACCGATGTTTTGGCTGACTTTAAGAGTTTAACTGCAGATGTTTCAGACAGTTCTTTATATTTCTCTACTGCTCCCTTTATTTTAGGAGTTAATTTAACATTCAAATCAGTAGATATCTTTTCCCATCTCTCTTCTTCTTCGTAAACAAAGTAAGGAGATCTGTAATCTTCAAAGAAAAAGACTGCAGCTAGTTCATTAGTTTTTAAATCTTTGAACTCAGCTATTGCTAAGGTATATGGAGATGGGATAACACTTGTCCCACTAATCGTTATCAGATCTTTCATTGTGCTTGTCTAAATAGTCAGTACGACCTCTACGAACATGAAACTTCCCAAGGTATGGAAGTCTAACAGCTTCAAATTCTCCCTTACGTATTGTACTAGAAACAAATGCAAATTGGGAATATACTGCGTCTTCAACAACATGCAATGGAAGATTGTATTTCGTAGCTAGTCTTTGAATTATAACTTTATCATTTAGATACTTCGGTACTTTCATTGTCCCATCTATTATCAGGGCAAGCTGCTGTTCCCCATTTAGCTTTATGTTCTACAATACACCCACATAATCCACATCTTTTATTCCTAAGTAGATGCTCACAGCTCTGACAAGTATTTAATCTTCCTGTATATTGCTCTTTGGACACTACAGGAGCACCTGCTTTTACGTATTGGTAGAGTTCCTTAGAGAAATTCTTAACCATAGTCGTAATAGACAGCTTATTTTGTTGTTTGTCCATTGGTTTGGTTTATTTGAGTTTGTCTATAAATTGTATTTTGGCTCTCCCATCTACAATTTTAATCTGAGAACTACTAGACTGATTGTTGAACTCTTCAACATATTCAGTGATATCCTCTCGTGTAATTAAGAAAGACAAAAAGACTTCAATCTCTTTAGCTGCTCTTATTGTCTTTTCTTTTGCATCATTGACTTTTTCATGCTCATATCTGAGCCTATCAAAGTCTTCTAGAGATATTGTGACTGTCCCATTCATTAGTTTTCTGGGATAATTCCACAAATCATAAACTCATTAACCATAACGAATTTACCTTCAGGAAGATCGATTACTAACCCATCAGATTGTGGGTGTACCATAACCATATCTCCTTTCTTAACTACTTGACAATCAGGTCCAGTCTTAACGACTTTTAAGATATTCTTACGCATGTTGCGTTCAGCACTAGCTGGGACAAGAATTCCTGACTCTGTTTTACTTACATCGGGAAAAGGGAGTAATACCCAGTCCCTTGTAGGATTAAATTTAATACTTTCCATTGTGTTTGGTTTGGTTTAGTTGGTTGGTTTGGTTAGTGGTTATTTAAATACTCTAGTAATTCGTGTATGTCTTCTGGCTTTCTCATGTGTTGTATTGGGGTCATAACAAAACCACAATCACACGTTTGTCCATATACAGACAGTAAATATAGTAAATCTGATGAATTTACTATATAATTTAAGTCTAAATCCCCAACAGTGCATCCTTCACAGTTGTAATTAGACAGAATAACCAGAAGATCAGAGGTTCCCACATGACAATCATTGTCTATGTCCCCAAAACAAAAAACATCATCTGAGAATAACTCTGATCTCTGGTACTCAAGCATGGCATGCATACGTTCAATCTGTCCTGGAGTGAATTTATCTCTACATAACTCGTGAGAATAATCCATATGATTATCTGCGGCAAATGGGACGTTGTTGTAGTTAGATGCTGGGCAGTAATAACCTGGAATACCTGGACAACCTTGGCTAACTTTAGTTGGGGGTGTATCACATACGTAGTCCCCTGTGAATTCACAATCTCCTAAGTTCTGTCCGCAGTTTGACACTATCCCATTCCCATTTCTAAACACATGATGCAGACCACAGTAGTGCCCCATCTCGTGGGTCAGCGTTTCGTTCTCATATCTGAATGTTAAATGCGGACCACTTAACCCAAACACTTCTGTTTCTACCCACACCCCATCAAGGTCTGACCAAGGTTGGTACAGAACCCATGCAAAACCAAGAATTGACGAGCAGAAATCAGGAGCAACATAGATATTGCAGTATTCTGCAGTATTCCATCTAACCATATCAGTCCATTGCGCCATCTGTGTTCCGTATTGTGGGAAACAAACACCGCTACCTGCTCTGTATGAATCTGCCCAAGCAAATGTTCCAAGATGAGTGTATGTTGTAGTAACTAAATTGAATGAAATATTAGTTGAATCAAAATCTACGTTTAACTGTTCAAATGCTTCTTCGATAATCTCTAACCCAATATTGCTATGTGGGAAATGTTGATTGTCATGCAGAACATGTACAACACAGTTAATTACTTTCTCATTGTATGTCCTATTGTACTGAGAAGAATATCCTAATGGGAGTATATCTTCTTCATTACCCATAACTATACATTCGTTGTATAGAATGTCTTCATTTTCTGTTAGACTATTTGTTTGAGCTACAGATAGTGTTGCACATGTAGCTAATAAAATAGATACACAGAATAAACTAGCTATAATAGCTATTACTCTGTGTACAATTCTAGAGAAGACGGGGTTTTGGGTAATTTGGGACATGGTTATTAGGATTTTCTTTTGTATTGCACTTTCTCTATGGATCGTCCTGCAAAATATGCAGAGAATGCGGTTAATGCAAGTACTTCTAGTAGACTAACATACTCTTCTTTTACCTCAAATTTAATTGACTCTATAGAATCAGTTATTGCAAGTAAAAGATATAGGCCTAGAAGTGCAATAAGAGCAATAGGACGGACATTTTTCGCCAGTTTAGAGTCAGAAGACATATCTGCTTCCCACCTACTTGTAACATTGTCTTGAGCATGTCTTTCTTGTTCTAATAATAGCTTCTCAAACTCTAATCTATCTTCTTTTGGGAGATCTTCTTTGTCAAGCAATCGTTTGACTACCCCAAGAGCCCCTTGATCTGGGAGAAGTTCCCCTACAGTGTCTAATACTTGAGGAGCTTTGTCTTTTAACCAAGCCCCTACTTTAGTATCTTTTAGTTTCTTACGTTCTTTGCTCATCAGATAATGACTTTATAGAGTGTATCTCCCTTTACCTTAACAGCCCTAAGAACTCTCTTCTTGTTTTCCCCTTCCCTATAAGATACATGAACCCAATCTGGGTTGTTGTCATCCCCAAACTCCCAAATCAACTGATTGAACTCGAGGTTCGTTTTGATGAAGTCAAAAATCTCCTTGTTTGTGACCCCTCCAAAAACATCTGCGTCAAGATCGAATGCACGACCTTCAACATGTTCAGAATTCTTTGCACCCCCAATCAATTTATTGAGTTTCTTAGACCTATATCCAGAAGTTACCGAAATGGGAACTTTAAAGTGTTCCCTCACTGGTTGGAAGATCTTCTCCGCCACCAGTTTTAGGTTTGCTATTTCTTCTTTTGATGGATTGTTGTCTATTCCATTCCTTTTGGCGGTTTGAGACTTTGTTACTTCTGCGAGTGTTAGGTTTTTGCTTAAGTTCATCTTCTTTTTGCTTTTTAAGTTCTACTTCTTTCTCAAATTCTTCTTGAGCAACCTTGAGTTTGTTCAATATCTCAATTGTAGCTACTTTATTAGTCATATCTACTAACATAGCTACCTCACAGTGCTCGGCATCAAAGAAATCTAAGAGCTTAACTAGGTATTTTCCCAGTTTGGAGATGGTGTTGTAGTGGGCATTGTACCCAAGAACTGCAGATATGGTTTGATCTGCATTCCCAAACAGATGAGTTGACTCTTTTTGCTTAATTAAGACAGCGTTAAAGAAGTCTGAGCAGAATACGTTCCCTGTTTGGTCAATAGATACTGCGCATATGTAGAAATAATCCCCAAGTTTCCTTCTCCATCCTCTAAATTTCCAGACAAACAGTCTAGTTATAAAGGAAAATACTAGCCCGATAGGGATAAGTATAGCAGATAAGATTACTGCAATTAAAAAGAGGAGAAATTTCATCATATTTAAGGTTATTCTTCTTCAGGTTGTGCAGGGAACCATCCTTCAGCATCCATATACGCTTCATCACGCACATTTGCAGTGGATGGGATGATATTCTGGAACTCAAAATAGTCTTGAGCACTGTTGATGTACGCTGTAAGTTGATCTTTCTCTTGTTGAGGAACTTCAGGGAACAACGCAATCAACTCGTCAAGATTATTTTCAGGATGCACATAGATTGTGTAGTCAAGAATAACCTGCAGAGCGTATAAATCTTGATCTGGGTGCTTTATCCACCCAAAAACATATTTAGTTACATCTTCAGGCTGCTTGACATGCGGGGGACGAGAGATATTGAATAACTCTTCTGAGATTCTTTGTGTTCTTTCTAAAGAAGTCAACCCCGCCTCAGGGTTTACAATGATGTAGTTCATTATCTATATATTTTAA